TTGGTATACGGAGGTTAATAATCCTAAACAGGAGGAAGCATCTGCGTAACTGGGTGGGTATTAGTTAGAGGGGTCTAGTATCCACCTTTACCGATTATGTTATACTTTGTGTTATTTAAGAATAAAAAAGAAAAAGAATATAAAATGTTTAGTAATACTATATTTAGTGATGAGAAAGAAGCAGAACATTTTGGTAAAACAAGTATGCGTAGACAACAAGAGCATAAAGTTGTAGAATATAATAAAGAAAACTATAATAAATATTGGAGCAATGACAAAAAAAATAACAAGTAAAGCATTTTTAAATGCTATAAAAGTTTTAGTAACACCTTGGGAAAAAGGTTTTAGTTGTGGTATAGTTATGGATAGTAAAAATGTAATGACCACAGAAGAGTATGAATTATGTTCTACGATAGCAAGAGGCATGATAAAAATGGCAACTACTGATCCCCATTCTACGTTTCTATGGGGTCTTCGTGGATTTGCTGATGATAAAAAACAAAACAAGGAAGACCTTGCTATTAATTCTATTGCAGAATTTGATAGTGAAGATAATGTAATTGACTTCCTTGAATTTTTAAAACAGAAACGAGATAAGGAGTTAAACTAATGGCAACGCACTTAGTTATAGGTGATCCTCATTGTACACCTAAAGCAAACAATGATAGATTTTTATGGGCAGGAAAATTTGCCCGAGATCTAAAACCTAATACAATTATTTGTATGGGAGACTTTTCAAGTATGGATTCATTATCAAGTTATGATAAAGGTAAAAAATCCTTTGAAGGTAGAAGATATAAAAAAGATATAGAACATGCTCATGATGCATTAAGTAAATTTAACAAAGGTCTAAATGGTAGACGACCAAGAAAAATCATGCTACTTGGTAATCACGAAGATAGGATAGATAGGATAGTAGATGAAACACCCGAACTTGATGGCACAATTAGCACTAATGATTTTGAATTTGAAAAATATGGTTGGGAGGTTTATCCATACCAAGAGCCTGTTGTGGTCGATGGTGTACACTATTGCCATAATTTCCCTAACGGTGTTATGGGTAAGCCTATTAGTGGGGACAACATTGCTCGTGCTCTCTTATTAAAAAATAAAGTATCTTCAACTGTTGGACATATACATACATTTGATTATTCTATGTGCACAACACCAACTGGTAAAAAAGTAATAGGATTATCTGCTGGATGTTATTTGCATCATAAAGAAAATTATGCTAGAGCTACACAAAGAATGTGGTGGACAGGTTTAATTGTAAAACGAAATGTTAAGAATGGTGAGTATGATTTAGAAACTATTCAATATAATTCAATAAAGAGGAAATATGGTAGACGATAAAGTACATTCACCTTCTCATTATAAACATGGTAAAAAAGAAACTATAGAAGTTATACAAGATTGTATGACAAGCGATGAATACCATGGGTACTTGAAAGGGAATGTTTTGAAATATGTAGCTAGATATAAATTTAAGGGTGAACCTTTACAGGATTTAGAAAAAGCTAATTGGTATTTAGGCAGATTAATAATGGAGGTAAAAACAAATGAGAACACTACCAAAAGGTAACATAAGTGAAGATGCGTTAAGTCATGGTGAAAGAATGGCTTTACTTGCAGAGATAAATGGGTTATATGATATTATAATATATGCTCAAAAAAGAATAAATAAATTAAGAGATAAATTACCAAAGGAGGATAAATAATGGGTGCAGTAAAACAAGCAATAATAGAAGTGGATGATGCAGTATGTGGATGTCTTAATGCAGGTAGAACATTAAACCAAACAATAAGAGATCTAAGAGCAGAGTTTAATAAAAGAGGTAAAGATAATCCTTATTTGTTAGATGAAGATTTAATAGAAGATAAATACTATCAATTTAGAGGTGCAGAATGAGTGTTAGACAAAAGTTAATAGATGCGTTAATACAAAAATATAAAAGTGATATTGCAGATGGCATTGCAACTATTACTGTTTATCTTGAAAATCCTGTGGGTATTGGAGAACATCCACAGCATTTAGATGAATTAGATAAATTAGTAACTAAAATATCTAATGCAAAAGAAAATTTAGATACTATAGCAAAACATTTTGATGATAATGAAATACCATTTTAATAGGAGGATAGATGGAAAAGAAAGAAGAGCAAACACAACAAAGAACTACCCCTAGAACTTATACTATAAGTTCTGAACAACTTATGGATATAATGAGATATTTAATGACTAGGCCTTATGGTGAAGTTGTTAAACTTATGAATAGTTTAGCAGGACTAACTCCTGTATCAGGAGGAAATGAAGATGTCCGAAAAAAATAATTTAGATAAATACACTGGTATACTATTTGAATTAAAAATAGGTCTTAATAAAGACAATGCTATTGTAATAGATTATGGTGGCAAACCTGTAGCTAAAATTAGAGAAGCACTTAAAGGTTATCCTTATCATGGTAATTTATGTGCTGCTGTAATTAATCATGCTAACTCTGTAGGAAGAAAATTACAAGATGATATTAAACAACTTATACAAAAAGTTTAGATATTACTTTTGGCATAATCCTGTTATGAATAAATTAGAAGGTTATGCTAGCTCATTAAGTAACTGGTTTTGGCGTAAACGTTGGGGTGATAGAAATTTATATCGTCACAAATATTACGGTCAAAAAAAAAGACCACCTGACTAAAAAGTCAAGCGGTCTTCGTGTTGCCTGCAAGGGAAGTCTATTAAGTTAGGCTTCCCTTTTTTATTGCAAGCTATCCATCTGTTCTGTTATAGGTTTTCTTTTTGGTAATAAAAAATTTTCTGTTTGAAATACTGGTTGTATTCTATTTTTATAAACATTATTTAATATACTTGTATACTGAGGATTTTCTGCATAAATAGACATACCTTTAAACATCTCTTGTGGTCCTTTTTCTATTGCAGATCTTGTATCTTCATACCTTTCATCATTAGCAATTATTTGCATAAATGCTCTAATACTTGCTTTACTATCATCAAAAGATCTTAGTTTAGCACCACCTGATGTTTCCATATAATTTTGATCACCTGTTGCATGTATTCCAAAAAAATTATTAGCTTTTTGTGCAGTTGGTGCACCTTCAAAATTAAAATTGCCAGTTTCTGTAGCTGCGATTGTAGCTATAAAAGATGCAGGTATTTTTCTTTCAATAGAATCTTCAGGATATTCCTGACGAACTTCTTCTACTGCCTTTATAAAATCTTTTGTCTTAGCTATATCAGCCATAGTTATATTTATAAATAATATTGCACTAGCAATTCCAAGCCCTAAGAGCTTTATTAATTCTAGAATTTGGATCATTAGCTGTTTTTTTAGATGTTAGTTTCTTTTTCATCCCCTTCATACGGGCACAGAAACTAGCTCTCCTTTTGTTACCAACTTTTTTACTAGGTCTTTTTAAATTAGCACCAGTCGTTCTTTTAAAAAACTTACGACCTGCTTCATTTAATCCACCTGAGGGGTTTTGATATTTCTTAGCTACCATTATTTTTTCTTAACTGTCATTGCAGCTCTCCTAAAATTAGCAGCTGTAGGTGCACCTTTAGCACCTTTCTTACGCATTTTACCACCACGCTTTCTTTTAGCATGGATATTAGCATATAGTCCTTTTCTCATTATTTTTTCTTCTTCTTTTTATTTCTTAACATAGCGAAGTCTTTTTTGGTTAATTTACCATCTCCATCCATGTCTAGTTTTTTTCTGTTACCTGTTACTTTTTTACCTTTCATAGGTTTCTTTTTCATTTTACCGTAGTGTCCTGGCATTAGCTGTACCTCCTATATTTTGCTGTTTTCTTTGCAATCCCTTTCGGTTGCTTCACAAACTGTTTGCCCTTTTTTGTTCCTCTTCGTTTTGCTCTTGTCGTTGCCGCATACTCTGCAGACGACAGACTCTTTATAGCCTTCTCTGGTAAATACCGTTCTCCAGTTTCCGAAGACTTCTTGCCTGATTTCGTTCTCCATTTTTGTTTCCCCCATGCTTTAAGACTTCTTTGACTCTTTGCGAGTGCCATTATTTTTTTCTCCCTTTTCTAATTGATTCCTTACCTTTCTTAAATATGCTAGCCACCTGCGTCTTACCCATAACTTTGGCTCTTTGTTCACCAACTGTAA